TTGTAGAGCTGTTTGAGCACCAGTAACAGTAGAAGAAGAAGCAGTTTTAACAGGCGCAGAAGTACCTAACGGAAGCGATACCGCGGGGCCTTTTTGAGCCCACGGACGAGAGGTAGTGAAATAATCTTTTTCCCAACACACATTTTGAAGTGTGGTGTTTGTAGTTGTGTCGGGACCACCGGTGGTATCAATAACCAGAGGGGTTTGAAGGTCCTGATCCCGGTAAAATTCATTCCATATAAGCGAATATCCCCTGAATGGGATCGCCGAATGAGCAAGGTCGTCAACTCCGGTAGGAATACCGAAATAATCCGCAAGAGTACCGACAGCATAACCTGAACCGGTATTAGGAGTAATCGTAGGAAATACAGACGCATCAAGCCCATCGTGACCTCCAGTAATAAAGGCTTCCCAGGAATCATCAATACCATTTGCCCATACTAACCGATTAGGAACGAACCAGTGATGAATCCGAATGTGACAAGGATGCATAACAGGAGTGACCAGAGGAGCAACCCGAACCAGAGCAGACGTAGCATGTTGTATAGAATCGCCAGGGAGAATCTCAGTAAGCCCAATGGGGACAAGCTGTCCCTGATTCATAGTAGCCAATTTATAATTTGAAAGAGAGTGTTTTGCACGTTTCATAAATATCCTTTTGCTGTTTTAGTTTTAAATTGAGAGACCATATTAGCGGCACGTTGTTCAGTAACTTCTGCCATATATCTACTGAAAGCATCCCAGTAATTACGACCACGCCATCTCATCGAAAGCGGTAACGCTTGATTTTTCTCCTCAAACTCGAGGCGCATGAGTAACATTTCCGGCGTTTCTTTTTGTAAGCCACATAAACCTCCCATAAACCGAGTCAACACCGAACGCAGGTAGCGACCAAGATATAGTGACTTGCGCCCCTGTCGCAAAGCTGTTGGGAGATCACCCGTTTTTTCGTAGATGGTCTGGCCATATTCCGTTTTGAGTACCTCAGACACTTCTTGCATCGCATGAGCGCCAAGTCCAGGCCGCAAGGACATTCGCGCAAATTCAGGATATCGTCCATGTAATCTAGGATCCTTTGCAGAAGTCATTTTTTTAGTGACATAACCCGCGACATAACTAGCAGACTCAGGAGTGAGATCCCCAGTAAAAGTATGGCCCATACCCCAAGTTTCTTTAACAATACCAGAGCGACCATCGTCACCACCACCAACAACGGGATCGAGACCAAATATAGCGGCATGGTAATGAGGCCTTTGGGTTTGCTCACCGTATTCACCGACAAGAAAGAACCGGATTTTTTCCGGGTAAAGAGCTTTCCGTAAGCGTTTAAGCCAGAGTTGGGCATGTCCTGGATTTAAGCTATCCCCCGCAGGGGCAGTCTCGTAAGTCAACGTCACGAAGGAGTTTCCAGCATGTTTCACAGATTCCAGAAGCATACGATTGGACCATAGCCTCCGTTTGTTTATTCGACACGGGATACATTGCCCGCATCCACAGGGAATGACACCTGCGATGTATGGACTCCGACACAGCATTAGAACCTGTAGCCGATTCTCAGACGGCCAGAACGACGACCAGCACGACCACGACGACGACCACGAAAACGACGTTTAAAACGACCACCACGACGAAATCTACGCATTTACTCCTCCTTCATATACCGATAACGATCACGACTAGTAGGACGACGATCACGACGATAATTTTTGTAGTAATTTAGATAACCACCGACAGCGCGAATTTTAGGACCCAACTTTTGTTCCCCAATGTCATACATATCTTCCAGGAGAGAGCTGGCAGGACGACCAATTTGAGAGAAAGCCATTTCAGGTCCCCATTGAAGAGAGTAAGAACCATCCGGATTACGAATAAGAATATGCTTGTTAGGAACACCAGAAATATCACCTGTAGTACGACCATATGGATCCGGAGCAGGAGGATTAGATGGCATACCAGTACGTTTACGCACCTCAAGTTCCTGAGCACGAATAAAATCAGTTTCAGCCTTTGTCCGTTCAAGATTAGCCTGGTAAGTAGCGCGTTCCTCAGCCGTTTTTTGAGCAAGAATTGCCCTTGATATATCCTGACCCATTTGACCAAGACCAGAATAGTCCCGATTACGTTTCATGTCCTGGACACCGGTAAAGGCAGCCACAGTAGGCGAGCTAGAAGCAGGATTCACACCTAAAGCCGCCAGCGGATGCAGACCCGCTTTTTCAGCATCAGCAGCACGGATTTGCATATAGTTAGTAGCGTAATTATTTTGGAAAGCTTCATCACGAAGGGCCTTCTTCCAGGCAAAATCATTCATCCACCGTTGATCATTAAGAGCCGTATCACTACCCTGATTACCAAAGATACTCATACCTGTTTGAGCACCCGTAAAAGCCACATTAGCCAGGAGAGCACCTGTCGCGGGATCCATTAGAAACACTTCACATACGACGTAGGCCCAAATTTAGGCTTACGAAGGTCAGAAGAACCAGCAACACCCATAGCGTGCATTACTTCCTTACGCATTTTTCGCTTTAGACAGATTAATACCTGCCAGGGATGAGAAACACCATAACGCCAGGGATCCAGCCTGGCCTTTTCAAGTACACCAGGACGATCTTCAATATAAGTCCATCCAGAAGGATCAGTACGTGAGGGAACCAATTTTTGGGGTACACCACGGGGATCAATGTAAGGGGGAGATTCAGTGTAAGAGGTGACAAACTCAGATTTAGAGATTAAGGGCCGGTTCTTACCCAGGGGATGGAACCGGCGGCGGTCTTCAAAGATTAGGTAGTTAGACTTCGGCGAGAACAGCACATGAGGATAAATTGACGGCAACAGCCGGGGAGAGTAGCTAGTGTTCGTAGAGAGAACACGTCTCGCCGACCCTAAAGGGTACGTCCCAGAATACCGCCTCTGAGAGAATGGCAAATACGGCTTAGGGAAGGTTCTTCTTAAAAGCCGTTCTAAAGTTGCCATTAGTGTCACCTAGCACAGTACGCATCAAGTAGGCGTACTAAGAGTTATCCACAGGTTATCCACAGGTTATCCACAGGTTATCCACAAGTTATCCACAAGCGATTTCGTCTATTTATAGCGCAGTTTTGAAAAAACGTCAAGTTATCCACAGCACCTACTGCTGTTACGGTGTTAGGTGTTGACTTTATTCTTAAAGGAAGCTGGTTTATTTATCGTCTTCGGAAGGATTTTTTGGAGCCTGTTTTGGCTCCTTTTTTAGATGCTTTTCGATAGTTTCGCGTGCTTTTTTTTTACGCTCATAGGGTATATCTTCCACAAAGCCGGCCCTGAGTTCCTGCTCCCGCGCGGAGATTCCAGGAACTTCAGGTTCAAAGCGATCTTCGTAAGGGGTAGCCCGATCAAAAGTGTCATCATCGGGTATTTCAAAGTCATCTGCCTCATCAAAGGTTTCCGCTCCAGCGGCCTCTACTTCACGTTTTAGGGCCTCAGAACGGATTAATGACCTGATTCGCTCACCCAAAGGAATAGGCCGTTCATATCCAACAGGAAGGGCCACAGGCGTCGAATCAGGAATTTCCTCACCTTTTGAATTATAAGAAGAGAGTTTTTTGTCATCCATAAAGCCTCCTAGAGAATGGAACTCGTGCCCTCTTTGGCGACAAGTCGTCTCGCCTGGATAGAGTGCATAGCCATCACATAGAGCTGGTTAGCAGCCGTAGCCTGATAAACACGAGTAGTAGGGTTAGCACCGACAAAGGCAGCATTTAGTGCAGGATCCGACGAGAAAATACGACCAAGGTGCCATGCGTTTAACGTAGTCCTGAACTCACCCGAAACAGAATTTTCGATTCTTCTGTATTCGTCGTACCTATCTTGCCAGCCGAACGTACCTTCAGGCGTAGCATGCGCCCAGTAAACCTCTTTGTATTTAACTTCCTGCTGACCAATATGTTCCAGTTCCTTCTGCCAGAAGTCCTCTTTCGTTGTCCTGGAGAAATGCCTGGGTAGACCGTTGACATACATCGTCTTAGGCAGCACGGACATTAATGAATAGACATATCCGTGCTCTTCAAAGAATCTGCGATAGCGGTTAGACCGGACCGCACCGATTCCATGACCGGCCATTGTTCCAACACCGGTATTGGGAGTTCCAGATGTAGTAACACCTGTTTGCAACACTTCGGAAAAGCTAATAGTCTGCTTGCCACCACCGAGATATTCTGGCCTTTGAAGGCGAGCATCTGATGATCGCACACCAAGGTAGCGGAGATATTCAGTATACCGTGATCCATAACGTGCTCTAGCCTCCTCGTATCGTTGAATTGCTAACGCCTCTCTAAGCTCATTAACAGTCGCTGCCGTAGCTACAGAAAGATCAGCATACAAGTTTGCAGG